TTAGCATACATTGAAAAATACTCTGTTGCTTCAACAAAGTTCTTCTGAACACTATTATGTGCTTCATCAAAGTATATCGTATTTACATCAATCTCTGCTTCTTGTATCTTATGAAGGGAATGATACGTTGTAAAGATTAAAGTATGTCCTCTACCCTTTATATAATTCTTTATAACTTCAGGTTTAGTTGTGCTTAAATGATGTGTCTCACCACTATGAACATGCACAACATTAACATTAGTAATATGTTCAAGAAAATCAGCAGATAGTTGCTCTGCTAATAATATTCTTGGTGCTACTACTACAATAACTTGCTGAATAAGTTTTCTTTGAGTTGGTATAACTGTGGATCTTAGTTGTCTCTTTGCATCCTCAATCATACACATTGTTTTACCACCACCAGTAGGAACAATAATTTGTCCTTTAGATTGTAACTTAATTACATCTAAAACTTCTTGCTGATGTAATCGTAGTTTAATCATTAAATAATTTCATTACCTTCATATAATACACCATTTCTATCTAAATTTAACCTGAAGTGGACAGTATGTTGACTGGCACACGTTCATTAATTAACTCACTGTAATCATTATGCAACTCACATCCAATATAATACCTACCCAAACTCCTTGCTACTGCTGCGGTTGTGCCACTTCCCATAAATGGATCAAGTACAATATCATTCTTTTCACTACCTGCTAATATACATGGTTTAATTAACTCTTCAGGGTAAGTTGCAAAATGAGCACCTTTATATGGTTTCTTGTTTATACTCCAAACTGATCTTTTATTCCTCTTTGAGTATGATTTAGTGAGTCCAGAATGAGGTTGTAAACCTGTACCTTCATTGTGATATTTGCCGTTAGTTCTATCTCTTGTACCCCAATCTTGTGCTGGTTCTTTTATACTTTCATTGTCATAATAGTAATTCTTGTTCTTACTTAGTAGGAAGATATATTCATGGGATTTAGTGCATCTATCTCTTACACTTTCTGGCATAGGGTTAGGTTTATGCCATATAATATCTTGTCTTAAATACCACCCATCTGCTCGTAATGCAAACGCAAGCATCCAAGGAATACCGATTAAATCTTTTTCTTTATACCCATCTAATTTATTACCTCGTCTTGAACATTTGTCTGGTAAATCTTGTTTAGTAGCAGACACAGTTTGTTTAACTAATCCTTGTCCTTTTCCAGGTCTATAGTTATAATAACTATCTCCAATATTCAACCACAAAGTACCATCATCAGTAAGACAATCTCTTACTAATCTGAATACATTTACCATCTCTTCAATATATTCTTCTGGTGATTGTTCTTGTCCTATTTGACTATCTTCCCCACCATAATCCCTCAATCCATAATAAGGTGGAGATGTCACACACATTCTAGCAAGTTCATCAAATTCTTTAAGTGTTTCTCTACAATCACCAAATAAAATAGTATCTTTCATAATAAAATAATAAGTTTACCCAAGTAAAACTGGTCTTAAATCTTCTTTTTTAACAAATAAACCCTCTAAATTATAATATAACTTATAACTCTCTGTCACAACATAATAACCAACGATAGAACTTCCATCACAATGATAACCATAATTCTTAACTTTTTCTTCTATACCGTCTATTCTTAATTTCTTACTCCCATCTAAGTAAGAATGGTATCGTTCGTCTAAGTTAATCATAGTTTTAAGAGGTATGTGTTGATATTATAACATAGTTATATGAATTATCTATAAACTTTATATTGTCTTTATAGTGTTGCAACATTATGTTCACATTCAGGACTACCCTCAATTAACATATTTTCTATTTCTTCTTTTGCTTCAATAGTTAAATTTTTATCATCACGAACAGTGTTAATAATATCTTTAACATCAGAACAATCTATTAATGTAGCAAGAAGAACTTCTAACATGTTAGCATACAATACTACAACTATTTAACAATTTCCCAATGGTCATCACCACTTTCACGCATTTCAAATGAATATCTATTACTAATAGAAGCAAGTTTAAGTTTACCATCACATCTATTGACCACTCTGCACGAATGTAATCTATCCATGTTGTTATCAAATCTTGACTGAGCAAGTGTTGATCGTGGTTTAACGCATACAAATTCAGTTTTCATTTTAGTAGACATTTTGTTAGGTACTGGTTGTAAAGAATTTCTTCCATGATGTGTGCTTGTTTTTCCCAAGGTTGATCGTCATAGTCAGTAGCAGAATGATCTACACCCTTCCATAAACGAATACCATGCTTGTCCTTTAAATCCCCCTTGACATGCTGATAAACATGCCACAGTTCATGTAAAAGAGTTTGTATATAGTCTTTAGGAGTTAGACGATTATGAATCTCAATCTCGAATTCACGAGGTCGATAGTCACAATCCAATACTCCCACCCATCCAAAGACACCATCACGAAGCATCCCTCTATGGTGAATAGTAATGTCTATCTTATATCGTGGTAAATAATTCATAACGAACCACTTCACAACATCATTACATGTTCTCTTACTGTATTTGCATCCAGAAGAACTAAAAGATAGCATAATTAAAAAATGATTGAGTAATTCTAACACCCCAGTTCATAAGAACCATAAACGAGGTGATAAAAATCAATTTCTCAGATAACGAATAACTCATAATTAATTTCGAATATACAAATTATACCATATACTAACCTAACATCCTAGTATAGTGTGACAGTTTACAGACTGTCCACGAATTGAGCAAGATTATCAAATACTTTTACGTCTTTATATTTTGTATTAATACCCTTCAAGAATTGTTTTTCTGTCTCTGCACCCTTACCAGTTCTAACTAACACAGGAGTAGCACCCGCTTTTTGTGCCATCTTAATATCATCTATAGTATCTCCAACATAATATCCAGTTTTCCAATTAACACCTGCCTCTTGACTTGCTCTAGTCAACATTCCAATATTTGGTTTAGCATAAGGATCCTGTGGATTAGATGATTGATTAAAATAAAATCCATCAATACTAAAGATACCATTCTGACCAAATGTTTGCATCATATTATTCATAATATTTCCAACCTGTTCACCAGTTATCAATCCTCTCTCAATATTTGGTTGATCTGAAAACAAAACGACACGATGTCCTTTTAATCTTAAAGAACGAATAGCATCTATTGATCCAGAAATGAATCTCATATCCTCATACCTTTTAATAACATTCTTCCATTCAAGAATTACACCATCACGATCTATTCCTATAACTGGACCAGTAAAGGTTTTGGGCCAATCATTAGGATTATATTGAGAATATCCAGGTGGAGGTGTTTGTCCACCTTGTTGTTGAGGATTTCCATATGTCTGCTGTTGAGGCATTGATTGTTGTTGAAATCCCTGTGGTGGGGGATTTGTTGATTTATAACGACCCATAGTTAAACATTTTGTGTAGGTGGAACAAATACAGACTTCTCATTAGATAATTTAACCAATTTACCTAATTCAGGTAGATACATATACTCTAATTGACTAGTATATAAAGTTTGAATAGCATCATCCAAAGTTTCTACAAGAGGATGTCCTGCTAAATTAAAACTAGTATTGAATAATAAAGGAACTCCAGATAGTTTATAAAACTCATTAATAAGATTATAATAGTTTTCATTCTGCTCTTTAGTAACAGTTTGAATTCTACAAGTACCATCTACATGAGTAACTGCTGGTATCTCACCTATATGCTTGTCTTGCATCTCCATAGCATACATCATATGAGGTGTCTCGTCAAGTCCACGCATTTGAAACCACTCTGCTGCATGTTCCTGAAGCATAGAACCTGCAAATGGACGGAACCATTCCCTCCCCTTTACTCTATTAACAAAGTCCTTGCCGTCAGGATCTGTTGGATCATAAAGAATAGAACGATTACCTAATGCTCGTGGTCCTGCCTCTGCTCTTCCTTGGAAAATAGAAACAATATTACGATCTTTAATTAATTGTGCAACCTCAGTTGGTGTTGTATCAGTAACTTCAATTAACTCCGAATCTATATGTTCTTTTAGATAATCTAAAGTATAATTATATTCAGCACCAAGATAAAGAGTATCTAATCTTTCAGGTATTGGATATTCAACTTCTTCATCACCGTTTTCGTTTGCGTCATCAGCAAATTTTTGCAGTCCAAAATACTTTGCATATCCAATCGCAGTTCCACCATCATGAGATATTGGATCAACGTAAATATTCAACTCAGGAAATCTTTCTTTATAATAATAATTTGCTACAACATTTAATCCATAACCACCAGAAATACAAATATTATCTTCTCCAGTCATGTCAACTGCTTTTTCAATCAAATCACCTACATACTCCTGTGTTTCTTGTTGAACTTTCCATGCAATATTCTTTTGAGCATCTGTTATTTTTGCAGGATTCTTATGCCACTCATTAGGTTGACCATTACTATGGGATAGATATGGAAATCTTTCCTTATCAATATATGAACCCATCGGATAAGCAGGAATAAAAACATTTTTATCCCCTCTCTTAGTATCTCTATAAAAAAGATCAGGAATTTTATCATCTCGTCTACCATATGGAGCAAGTCCCATTGTTTTACCTGCTTCAATAAATCCAAATCCCAAATAATCAGAGACTCCCTCATATGCCTTAACAGTGGTTACAGCAGAATCTACTTCAAAATCAGGTCTACAAACTCTAGGAACCTGATTGTCACCATATCTCTTAAAAATAGAATCAAAGTCTCCAGGATAAGATGCTAAATATATGCTCTCAGTTTCTAATGCTTGCAAATCCAGTTGTTCATTATCAGATGCTTTAAGATTATGTCTACTACCACAACCATCAACAATTATACAAGCAGCACTTTCAAATCCAGAACCATAAAAAGTAGCAGCAGCATGTCCTAAATGATGCTCACTTCCAACTTTTATTACTTTTAAATTTGGATTAAATTTCCTAACCAATGCTTCATAAGAACTTTCACCAGTCCAAGGAAGTCTATGCTCTTCCTGTCCTGTACCACATATAACCAAGAAATCTACATGATGGTCTTTCATTATATGAAGCATACCACGAAAAGGATTGCCATCATATTTTGAACGACTCATCCTTTCCTCTTCAATATAACACTCCAATATACCATCAATAGTAAGTGCCACAGAACCATTATGTCCTGGATTAATTGCCATTACATTCCAAGTCATTATGAATTCTCCTTAATATGTTTTACAATTTGAGTATAGATTTTACCTATTTGATCATCATCAAAATCCATCAGACGATCATTTAACCTATCTGCTAGATGAGAATCAAATCCACATGCACGAATAGGAGAATATGTTTTTGCAACATTCTCATTCTCTATGATCTGGAAATAATCAGGATAAGAAATATTTTCAGCATAAGTTGATCCAAGAATAACTGTACCTGGAATATCAAATGCTCTTGCCATATGTTGACCTAAACTATCACATCCAATAAAATAATCAACAGATTCTATGATTGAACACCATGCTCTAAGATCAGGTATTTGTGGTTTCTCTGAAATTTGATCATCTTGCGATAATGCTTGTGCAAACTCAGGATCTGCCATCAATATGATATTATATTTTTGAGATAACTTTTTAACCAACTGGAGATAGACATTAGGTTCTAATGATCTTGTACTATCATCAATAATGTCTCCATTATCAACTCTTGCTGATCTACCAAATGGTTGAATTACGATGGTCTTATCTTTACCTTGCTTTGATTTAACTTGTGCTAACTGATTTGCTGCCATTTTCTCCTCTGCTTTACATAGGTAAAGATGAGGTTGCTCTAGATCTGAATGATCATCTGTCTCATTGATGATCTTATCAAATCCTTCGATTAACGAACACTTCTGATTATAGTAATCATGTAGTAAATATGGTTCAGGATGTATTAAATCATTATCTTTAATAAGAAGATTGAATAATCCTTTCACATCCATACTATACGTCTTATCTTGTAGAAGACGATTGCCATATAATAAAGAATCCCAACCACCTATAATGACCCCAAAATCTTTATCTGGATTCTTCTTTGCATATTTCTCAAGTGCAGGAATAGCACAAATAACACGACCTGCTCCACCATCAAGGTGAAATACCTTTTTTCTAGACATAAGTAAAGACCAAATACCTTTGCATGTAATTCAATACACTGGTATTTATTATAGTCTAAAAACTGTAATTATGCAACTATGTCGTAGTAACCCCCACAGTTGCTGCGAAACCAACAAATGATGCGCCTTCTTTTTTATATAAATTTTCAACATTAACATCTATCACGAAATTCCTACCAGCAATAACCGATTGTTGTTCCTCAACATCTCCTACAGTACCACCAGCACCAATCGTGGACGCAATAGAGACAGTTATAGTTGATACCCCAGTTATTCCTGATGGAGTAACAGTTACTTCTCCAGTAGTAGGTGAAGTAATTATATCCTCAAAATTATAATCACGTACTCCTATTGTATAAACATATAATTCTGGAGCAGTCGTATCAGTATCAGTAATTGTAATATTAAATGATCCACCAGCAACTACTTTAGTTGTACTTAATCCAACAGTCTCACTTAAAGTTGGTCTGGTTTGTTCAACTAAAATACTCTTCGATCTCTCAAAAGTAACCACATCTCCAGTACCAATTCCAGATGAAATTGTAGAAGATAACGAAACTATCGGATGTCCAATTAGTCTTCTAAATTTAACAACGGCATCTGCATTTAAGGCAGATCCTATTGTAGATGCTAACGAAACTGTATTATAAACAGTTCCACCAGCAGCAGCAGTTCCTACCCCAATAACTTCTTCAGAAATAGATCCAGACTCAAAGGTATCTCCTAATCCTATGTCTCCAATATCATCAATTGCTATAGTACTTTGACCAACAGCTATATCATAACTCACAGCAGTTGTTTGTAGATCAATAATTGCATCTGTTTTAATACCTGCAACTGTACCAGTTATACTTCCTGTTTTTAATATATCACCAATCGAAACATCAGTAATATCATCTGTAGATATAATATCTGTTCCTACTCCACTAATTTCTCCTGTTTTAGTTGTATAAACAACAGTTGTTTCTGTACCATTTCCTACCCATGAAGTTGATCCTATTCCTAAAGGATCACTAAACTCAGGAATAAAAAAATACACATTATCAGTAATTTCAGATTGTCCAGGTGCTAATGGCCAATCAGATTTAGCAAATTGATTAGGTGCTTTAGCATTTGATGGTAAATCACGCAATTTATCTCTATAGGTTGCCCATGCTGCTTTAGTAGTAGAATCTAATGCACCATCAGGAACTTGAGTCCAATCAGATGCTCCTAATGCACCATTTCTCCAAGTTCTTAACTCATCAAGTCGTTGTTGTTTTGTACTTTCAAAAGCATCCATCTGCTCTTGCAATGATATCTGAGGATCCTTTGAACCCCCAGACTCAATTAACTCTCTTCCGTCTACTGTAAAATGATGTCCCATTTTTTAAATCTCCTTATTCGTATGCATCATTCACGTCTGGTGCTGATGATCCAGACCATACACCTACGTTAACTGGGAAGCAGCACGGCCAACCCCATATTGTCCAATTTGGTATTGGATGTGGTAGAGCAACATCACCACATGATAAGTTACCGTAACTACCACCAGCTAATGCTGACATGAAGAAGCAATTAGAAAAGAAACATATTGCTTTAATATAATTATCAGCCTTTTGATTTTTACTCCATGCCGTAGTGAGGTTGCAATATGGTATTCCCATCATTCTATTACATTGTGCTGGAAAATCACCCCGCCAATAGGGATGTCCCATCCAACATAAATCCCACATCCAATCTGAGTTACAATTACAGTAAGGGCCCCGATAACCTCCTGGAGCAGCTTCAAGTTTTAAATCAAACCATCCTAAATTATCCAATCCACTTTGACAATAGTAGCACCATTTTTGATCTGATCCTATTACACATCCACATGTCCTACATCTGCACCAATAACAATAACAACAAGAACCCATTGGCCAATTATTACATGCACACATTAGCCAATAGGTTTGTTGGCAACAACACATGCAACCATTACTACTGACTACTCCTGCACAGAAGTAGATATAACAACATGCTTTAATTCTTTGTCCTGCAAAACAA